GCCGCTTGGTAGTAAATTTATGTTTTCATTTGATCTAGTGCCTTCGATGTTGTTGTCATTTATCCTTATGGCCGGGAAGGATATGCCACCAGTGCCTGCAGGTGAGAATACCAGGTCCTCGTTTGATCTTGTAGCCGATATCTCATTGCCACTGAAACTTAGATCCCCGCCTGTGAGTGGTGACAGGTAAAGTTCCGTGAACATGTCGTTCACTTTCTGCATGGCGGCTCTCAGAGTATCACCCGTGCCGTCGTTTGCGTTTGAACCTACATTTAAAGTCTGTTGTGCCATGTTATACTTTTATCACCCTTTTTACGAATTTTATTACTTGGTTGTTAGTGTTATTTACTGTTCCTAGCAACCTAACGTTGCCGCCCGATATGTCCGCACTCAACACTATTGATTCATATGCCGTTGATCCATCTCCCTGACCATTTCCTACACGTGCAAAAGAACTGATATAGGCGTTGGTCCCGTCGTGTGTGACGTTGGCCTCTACCAATGCGTACCTGTCCGCCGTGCTGTCCGACATCTGTATCAAATATTTCACGCTCCTGTGTGTTGACGCACTGAATGAATCTATGGTCTGTGTCGAGGAGTCACCTGTTATGGTGACCGTGCCGTCCGCTACGTCTGATTCCACGTACAGAATTGGGAAGGTGGTCAAGGAGAGGTTCTTGGATGCATCCGTCTTTATGAATTGTCCCGCCGCATATGAGTTTGGCCAACTGAAACCATTTATTGAAACGTTGCCCGATCCATTGGCACTGATCTCGAGGTCAGCGTTGGTGGTGTTGACAGTGATCTGGTTGTCCTTGATGTTGAGCTGGCCAGCGTTGATCTGCGTGTTTGTGAAGGACACCGTTGTGAAGGTTCCAGCGGCCGGTGTGGAGGCGCCTATTACCGTGTTGTCGATGGTGCCTGAATCTAGATCGATGTTTGAAATCTGTGTGGAACCTGTGCCATTGCCTGACAGAGCCAGGTCGTCATTGGATCTGGTGACCTTGATCACGTTGTCTGTCAAATTTATGCTAGAATCTATGGTGAGATTGCCGACATTGACCACTCCCGTGCCACCTGGTGTAAGATTCAGATCCGCGTTTGAACTGGTTCCTATTATGTTGTCATTGAACGTGAGATTGTCCACAGTGGTTGTTCCCACGAATGAAGAAGCACCCGATACTGTCAAGTCAGACAGAGTGGTAACTCCGTCCACATCTAAAGTGGATCCGATTTGTACCGTTCCAGCGAATGTTGTTGCTCCTGCACTCAAGGTGCCATCCACGGTTAGGTTCTCGTTGATGTTTACTATGGATGAGTCAATTGCAGTGATCGTAGTTCCTGATATTCCTATTCCGTTAACGACCAAAGATCCCGAACCGTTGGCCCTCAATATTAGATCATCGTTGGATCTGGTGCCTTCGATGTTGTTGTCGTTTATCTTTATCGCGGGGAAAAGCACAGCACCAGTGCCAGATGGTTTCAACACTATGTCCGCATTGGATTCGGTTGAACTGATCTCATTCTGAATGAAGCCCAGCGAGGTGTCCACCAACGGATCCGCGTACAACTCCGTGAAGTTGGCATTGATCTTGATGCCCGCACCCCGGATGGTATCGCCCGTGCCGTCGTCCGCGATCGCTCCTATGTTTATCACTTCCTGTGCCATAATTTAATGGTATTTATGGTTACGGAGAGACGTTCTTGAATGGGTGGTCACTGGGCAGATTCGCCGTCAAACCCCACTTGTGCGCCAGGTATCCCTCGGCCTTCTCGAACTCCGTTATGTCCGTACCACCCGTGCCTGGCAGTGCGCCTACCACGAAGAATTCAGCCACCTGGCCGTCCATCCTCTCGTTGGCCCTGTTCCTCATTACCCTTATGTCCTGGTTGGTGTTGATGGCATTGTCATAGTCGTTGACCGGAGTGAATGCGTTGGCGCCGTCCACCCTGGCAGAGATCTGGTTGCCGGTCTTGTTGAATATGGTGCCCACTATGTGGAATGCGTCAAGGCTGACTGCTGAGTCAAAGGCTTCGAGGTTACCTATGGTTGATGATATCCTGTTGGAACCCAAAGCGTCCAGGTCCAACTCACCGTTGAACGCACTGGCGTTACCGGAACTCACAGCGTAGTCCCTCTTGCTGGTGCCCGCCACGGTGTTGTTCTCGAAACTGTAGAAACTGTCCTGCGTGTCATTCACTGAGTCCGCCAGGAACACGCCTATGGCCCAGTGGTTGCCGGATCCGTCCGTGACGGCCCCCTCACCTGTGGTGGTGAGATCATAGTTTCCATTGAAGTCCCACACATTGAGACCATTTAGAGCATTAGTGAACCTTGTGGGGTTACCGCCAACCGTGATTGAGAAGTTGCCTGATTTGTCAGTCACAGACGTTAGGGTGCCAGCAACGTGGCTGTAAGAGGATGTGTCTGAGGCGTCGATGTGATAACGTGTGGTGATGCTCGCCGTAGGATCCCAGTTGCCGCCCACTGTGATGATGTGTCTGTGTATACCCAGAGGCATCTAGTCCTCCTATGATGACCTGTAGTCCTTGGCAATGTTGCCCAGGAAGTTGGTTCCGTCGTTGATGATCGTCACTACATCGATGTCGCCACCGCCTGTGGATAGTGTGCTACTGTTGGATGGGAACTTCACAGCACTTGAACCATCCGTTCCGAAAGTGGCTGTCCTTGTTCCTGTTCCATCCTGTGTGATGATCAAGGTCACGGAACCACCTGTTGGTAGGTTGGTGATGTTGAATTCTGTTGACGTTCCTAGTGTGACTGTGTGTATGCTGGCCAATGCACAGTTGACAGTTATGGTTGAACTTGATGTTAGTGAGTTGATCTTTTCAATGTATCCTGCGTTGAATGTCACCGGACCTTGTGCGACGACTCCGCCCGTGCCCGATGGGTCAAGTGTGATGTCAGCGTTTGAAGGTGATTGAATAGTTGAACCTGTGAATGTTATGTCGCCAGTTGATCCACCGCCAACTGAATCTGCGTATGCTTTCACAGCCGCTGATGTTGGGATTGTGGTGTCGTTGTTGTTTGAACCTATGCCTTCCGCGGCAGTGACAATGGCCGCGGCCTTGAAGTCTGCCACGTCGATGTTTGAGATCGAGTTACCTGTGCCTTCAACGTCAAATGTTTTGTTCGTGAATGTTAAAGTGTCTGACGCTATGTTGGCGTCCTGTGCATCCACGTAGTCAATTATGGCACCTGCTGTGACCAGTGCTGTGTCTGAATCATTTGATGCAAGTGTTTCTGCAACATTTATAATGGCCGATCCGGCAAAGTCCGCAACTTCTAGATTGCTTATACTATTTCCAGTGCCGTTGGCATCTATTGTTTTGTTTGTCAGTGTGTCCGATGAACTGGCTGTGATGTAACTTGTAAGATCTGGTCCTGTAATAGTTAAGGTGTCGCCTGACACTGCTGTTGTGACGTTTTGTGTTCCTGCCACTTTGAATGTCTCTCCCAGTGTGACTGCCGTGCCTGATGAGTCATCTCCAACAACTGTCAGTGCTGTCGCGGTTGCACTCGCGGCGTCTGTTATGCCGTAACCTGCGATTGTTGTAGGTGTTGATGTCACGTTTGAGAAAGCCACTGATCCCGTTAGTGTTCCTGTGATGTTCCCTGTGACGTGTAAATTCTCTTTGATCGTTATCTGTGTTGAGTCTGAGGAACTTATCTCTGTGCCTGAAATCTGTATGCCGTCGATGCTGACTGATCCCGTGCCTGATGTCGTCAAGGTCAGATCCGCGTTTGATGGTGCTGATATTGTTGAACCTACAACGGATAGGTCACCTATGTCCCTGGCGTCCACGTATGCCTGTGTGGCGTAGTTGGAGTCATTGGTCCATTGTGATATGTTTCCTGACTTGTTGGTGAATGTCATTGAGTCTGATGCGATGTTGGCATCCTCGGCATCCACGTAGGCCTTGATCGACTGTTGTGAAGCGATAGCAGTGGCACTGTTTGATGCCATGTTGTCCTCGTCAAGGAACACACCCGAAGTGAAGTCCGCGATGTCGATGTTTGAAATGCTATTGCCTGTGCCGTTGGCGTCGAATGTCTTGTTTGTGAATGTTGTTGTGGAACTCGCTGTCACATCACCGGCCGCTGACGCTTCAAGTCCTATGGTGCCTGTGCTGTGATCGTATGTGAACACGTAGTTGTCTTGGCCGGCGCCGACTGTTTGATCCGCGTTGAATGTGAAGTTGCCAAGCACAACATTACCTGTGCCGTTAGGAGTAATTGTGATATCCGAATTTGTAGTGATGCTGGTTATGGTGCTGTTCTGTATTGACAGTGTGTCGATCTCTATGGAACCTGTTCCGTTTGGTTGTATTTTCACATCGCCGTTTGTGATGTTTGTTGTGAGTAGACCCGTGGATGGATCCCCAACCAATAGGTAAAGATCCTCGAAATTGTTGTTGATCTTGGTCATAGCGGTACGCAAAGTATCGCCCGTGGCCGGATTTCCCAGTACTCCTATGTCTATGTTAATTCTCGCCATAATGTGTTATTCGTATTTATTAAATAGTAATATGTTCATAG